GTGGCCGGCAACATCCTGCAGCGGATGCTGAACCACGACATCGAGGACGGCGACGAGTCGACCTACCCCGACATCACCAAGCAGGCGGTCGGCGACTACCTCGTCGTCGGCCTGGGGCAGGTCTGGTATCGCTACGAGGTCGAGACCAAGGAGAACGAGACCGAGGCCGTGACCGATCCGCAGACCGGGATCGAGCTGGCCCCCTCGGTCAAGTACGAGGCGATCACGGGCGAGGACGCGCCGGCCGACTACGTCTACTGGGAGGACTTCTGGTGGAGCCCGGCCCGGGTCTGGCAGGACGTGAGGTGGGTGGCGCGGCGCGTCTACATGAACCGCGAGGAGCTGATCGCCCGCTTCGGCGAGAAGATCGGCAAGGTCATTCCGGTCGTGAAGGGCAAGTCGGGCGGCGTGCAGAACGACCCATGGGAGAAGGCCGGCGTCTTCGAGATCTGGGACAAGACCACGCAGTGCGCCTACTGGCACGTCCTCGGGTTCGACCTGATCTGCGACTACAAGCCGGACCCTTTGAAGCTCCGGGGTTTCTTCCCGTGCCCGCCGCCGATGATCGCGAACGCGGCCACCAGCAAGTACATGCCCCGGGGCGACTACCTCCTGGCCCAGGACCAGTACCAGCAGATAGACGAGTTGACGACCCGGCTGAAGTACCTGATCCGCGCCTGCAAGGTCGTCGGCGTGTACGACAAGAACAGCACCCCCATCGGCCGGGTCTTCACCGAGGGCCTGGAGAACCAGATGATCCCGGTCGACAACTGGGCCGCGTTCGCCGAGAAGGGCGGCCTGAAGGGCCAGATGGACTTCGTCCCCATCGAGGTGATCGCGGGCGTGATCGAGCGCCTGACGGCGCAACGCGAGGTGCTCAAGGCCAACCTCTACGAGGTGCTCGGCATCGGCGACATCATGCGCGGCATGACCGACCCGGACGAGACCCTCGGGGCCCAGCAACTGAAGGCCCAGTTCGGCGGCAATCGGCTCCAGTTCAAGCAGCAGGCCATCGGCGAGTGGGTCGCCCAGGGCCAGCGCATCAGGGCCCAGATCATCTGCGACAAGTTCCAGCCGCAGACGATCCTTGAGCGCAGCAACATCGAGAAGTCGCCCGATGCGCCGCTGGCCCAGCAGGCCATCGCGTTCCTGAAGGAACCGGGCAACTCGAAGTTCTACCGGATCACCATCGAGTCCGAGACCATGGCGATGGTCGACTGGGCCCAGGAGCGCGACAGTCGCAGCCAGTTCATGCAGGCGGTCGGCACCTTCGTCACCGCTGTCACGCCGCTGATCGAGTCCAAGCCCGAGTCCGGCCCCATCGTGCTGCAGATGATGAAGTGGGGCCTGGGCGGCTTCCGGATCTCCAAGGAGATCGAGACCGTGCTCGACCAAGCCATCGCGGCTGCGCAGCAGCCGGTCGCACCGCCCGAACCCAAGCCGCTCGAAGAGGCAGCGGTCCGAGAGAAGGAGGCCAATGCCGTCAAGAACAAGACCCAGGCTGTCAAGAACCTCGCCGACGCCGGCCAGAAGAGTGCTGAGTCCATGCTTCTCAGCCCTGGCGGCATCGGTCCCGGCGGCATGGCGATGCAGCCGCCGCCCAACGTAGCACCATTGCAACCTGCGCCCATGCCGGGCGCGCCCATCCAGTAGGAGACTTCGATGACCGCAACAGCACCCAAGAAGCCCGTCGCCAAGGACGTGAACAAGCCCACCGCCGAGGAGAAGGAAGCCCTGGCGCAGTGGCAGAAGGAGTCCGACGACTACGCCAGGAAGATGGCGGCCGAGGACCAGCCCGAGAAGGGCAAGAAGGGCGAGCGCCCCGAGGGCCAGCCGGTCGACGGCGAGCCGGACAAGTTCGCCACGGGCGGGGCGACCTTCGATGAGAAGGAGGACTGGCGCAGGGCCCACCCCGAGGGCGACCCCGCGTACCGGACGTACGGGCGGGACGACAAGGAGAATCCCCTCGGCGACGGCGCGACCCGCGACAGCCCCGAGAAGCGGCTGGAGATCGAGAAGAAGCACGCCGAGAAGCTGCCCAAGGAGATGCGCCCGAGCGAGGACGACATCAAGCGGGTGATGAACCGGCCGATGGACCGCCCGGTCGGCACGCCCCAGCACGACACCGGACGCGGCCCCGTCGATGACGAGAGCCGCTACCCGAAGGGCCCCTTCCCCGACGTCAAGGACAAGGACGACGAGGGCAAGGACGAGAAGCGGCCAGGGGCCAAGCCGTGAAAGCCACGGTGGTGATCAAGCCGGACACGGTGCTCTGCCCGTGTTGCGGCAGCGCGCTGCATGCCGTGCGCTCGCAGAACATCGAGTCGCACCGGCCCCCGCCCGAGACCGTGCAGATGCGCTGCCTGGACGTCCGTTGCGACGAGAAGGGTGTCGTCAAGCTGGTCCCGCTGCCGCGCATCGACGTGGAGATCCAGGCTGAAGAGGGCGAGGCCGTACAGGTCGAGACCAAGAAGGGGTGAACCATGGGCTGGCGCGATCTACTCGATGAGGCCGTCGGACAGGTCGACGCCACCGGCCACCTCCTGAAGGGGGTGGCCCTGCAGCCCGTCGCCGGTCTGGCCGGCGGCAGCAGGGCCATCTCGGCCCTGCTGCGCGGCGAGGGCCTCGACGCGGCGACCCGCAAGGGTGCCGAGACCGTCGAGGCTTACGAGGGCCTGGGCGGCGGGCCCTACACCGACGTCGGCCGGGCCCGCCTCGAAGGGCTGGGCCAGAACATCAAGAAGGGCGGCGAGTGGGCCACCCAGAACGTGCCTGGGGTTTCACAGGCCAGCAATGCCTGGGACCAGTACGCCCAGAGCAACCCGGGTATGGCCGCAGCCGGCCTCGGGCTGCTGGACGTGGGTCCGGCCGGCCGTGGCAAGAAGGCCGCTGCAGCAGCCGAGAAGGCTGCTGCCAGGATCAGCGAGAAGGCGGCCCAGTCGGCCAAGACCACGCTGCGCCAGGACGTCGAGGCGGCGGCAGCGGCGGCCACACCCGAGGCTCCATACATCCAGACATCCTCGACCACCACCGGCAACCTGCTGCCGCGTGGCGCGGGGATGTACGACCCCAGCACGCCGCAGAAGGCGCTGTCGCGGATCGGGCGCGAGGGCCAGTTCACGCCCCGCATGGAAGCGCTGATGGAGAACCCGAGGGCCAAGAAGGCGCTCGACACCCTGATCGCCAAGGGCTTCGAGATCAACCCCGAACTGGCCGACTGGTACGGCACCTACCCGCTCAAGCAGGCGTTCTCCAACGAGTGGGGCGGCGACGACCAGTGGCGGCGCTTCCTGGCGCAGATGGGGAGCCCGAGCCAGCGCAACCCGGTGCCGCAGCAGAACCGGATGGGCAGCGTGCTGTGGAACTGGGACGTCCAGGGCCGGCTGGCCGACCCCAAGGTGCGCCTGCTGACCAACAAGCTGCGCGAGCAGGGCGTGACCGAAGGCCCTGGCGCGCTGGCCCTGCCCGAGGGCTACGGGTCGCTCGCGCAGACCGCGATCTTCGACCGCGCCGCGCAGATGGCGCAGGGCGTGCCGCTGGAGCAGGTGCTCGACTACAAGAAGAAGCTGGGCAGCTTCGATGAGAACCTCGCCGGCAACATGCACCCCGTCACCGTGGACGTGAACGCGACGAAGGCCCCGGTGATGATGTCCGAAGATCCGGCGTGGCTGAAGACGCTGCTGGTCGAGAAGGACGACAGCGGCAAGGTCACCGGCAAGCACACGCCGCGCGCGGACTATGCGTCCGGCAAGCTGTCGATGGCGGATGCGCTGAAGCGCCCGGGGCTCTGGGCCGATGCGCCCGAGGGCAGCGAGTACGCCGGCCTGGAGCGGATGTGGCAGGACGCCTCCAGGCGGTCCGGCGTGGAGCCGGCCCAGGGGCAGGCGCTGGGGTGGTACGGCAGCGCCGACATCTCCGCGCTCAAGAGCCCGCCCGAGCAGTACATCCAGAACATCGAGCGCCTCGTGCGCGAGCGTGCAGCGGCGACCGGCAAGCGGCCGATGGAGGTGCTGACCGACTTCCTGCGCGGCAAGGGCCACCTCGCGGTGGGTGGCGGTGCAGCAGCCGCCCTGGCGGGGGCCCTGCAAGAGGAAGAGAAGGGCATGCAGTGACCCGGACCGTCTACGTCTACACGAAGGCCCCGGACGGCACCGTCGAACGCCACGAGAAGAATCTCGAGCCCGAGCGTTTAAACGCCGACGCGGGGGCCCTCTGGGGCGACCGCAGCTACGATGGCCTGAAGGCGACCGATGGGTCCGACATCGGCACGCGGTCCAAGCACCGCGAGTACATGCGCCGGCACGGCCTGACGACGGCCGACGACTTCAAGGACGTCTGGGCCAAGGCCCAGAAGGATCGTGACCTGTACCGCCAGGGATTGGCCGGCGGTGCGGTTACCCGTAACGATATTGCCGAGGCGATGGCCCGGCTCCAGGGGAGCAAGTGATGGGCGAAGACGATCTGCGGGGCGACATCGCGTCGGCCCTGGGCGACAATGACGGCGACTCGACCGAGGTCGTGGTGGAAACACCCGAAAGATCGGGGGATGGTGAGTCTCCGAAGATTCCCGCCGCCTCCGAGCACCGTGCGGCGACCCCGGCCGAGTCACCCGCCCTCGAAGGCGACGGTAAGGTCCGCGACAGCCTGGGGCGCTTCGTCCCGAAGGCCAAGGAGGCCCAGGAAGGCCCCCAGGGCGCTCCAGGCACCAACGGTGCCACCCCGCCCGTTCTGACGCCGCCAGCGGCCCCCACGCAAGCCCTGGCCCCATCCCCGCCGGTCCAGTCGCCCCAGTCTTGGTCGCCGCTGGTCCGCGACGAGCACTGGGCCAAGCTGCCTGCTGCAGTGCAGCAAGAGGTGCTGCGGCGCGAGCAGGAGGTGATCCAGGCGTTCCGGCAGGTCGCGCCGGCCCGCCAGTTGGGCGAGCAGTTCTACAACGCCATCCAGCCCTTCATGCCGGCGATCCAGGCCGAAGGGGTCGAGCCGATCACGGCGGTGACGAACCTGATGCAGTTCGCCACCCGTATGCGGATGGGCACGATGGGCGAGAAGGCCGCCACCCTGGCGCAGATCGTCAACACCTACGGGGTCGACATCCAGGCCCTGGATTCCGCCCTGGCGGGGGTCGCGCCCCCGGCCCAGGCCGACCCCAGGCAGGCGGTGAATCAGGCCGTCCAGCAGGCGCTGCTGCCGATCTACCAAGCCGCCCAGCAACGCCAGCAGATGGTCCAGCGGCAGGCCGACACCGCCGCCTCGACCGAACTGGAGACCTTCGCGGCCGATCCGAAGAACCGGTTCTTCAACGACCTGCGCCGGGACATGGCCGACATGATCGACATGGCCGCGAACCAGGGCCGCGATCTCAGCCTGCAGGAGGCTTACGACCGGGCCGGAATGTTGCACCCCGAAATCAGCAAGACTATGATCGCCGAGCGTCAGGGGGCGAGCGCCCACCAACTCACTGCTGCGGCTCAACGAGCAAAGGCTTCAGCGGTCAGCGTGCGGGGCACGGCCCCTGTCGGCAACCCGGGCGGGCCCGAACCGTCTTCGATACGGGAGAGTATCGAAGCTGCCATCGAGGCCCACTCCCGGTACTGAGGTCGAAG